TCAGCATCTAATATATTAGCAGTATCAAATGTTCTAAACGGAACTTCAACGCCATTAATCTTCATGTGCTGAGTTTCTAACACTAGCGCATTAACTTCTACAATACGTTTCTTAAAGCCAACTCGCGTACCAGTTTGCAGTTTAATATCAACTGGCATTGTTCTAGCTTCAATAGCAATGGGTAATCCTACCTGATAACTTGTTGTAGACGCTCTAGGAAGCGTTACGGAGCCACCAGCCGCAACAACTGTATCAGCTTGAACCAACCCATCAAGTAAAAGATTTACTGTCTTAGCGGCTAAATGTGTAGCTGTTAATGATGATACTGCTCCGCCTGTTTTAGAGCAATCAGTTAATAACCCATGCTCAAACTTTTCTACATAGTATTGAACCGTACTATTAATAGTGCGTTTTACTACAGTATAAATATCAGTAATGTCTACACTAACATCTAAAAACTCACCGCCATTTGTAATAAACTCTGATGGGGCAATAACGTTCTCAGCTCTCAATAATGAGTAAGCGGCAATTGTTCCATCTGTAGCATTAGAAATAAGTAACAAGTCATTTTCATCAGTATCTACTGCTTTACGCAATGCCATGCGTTTTGGTGCTTTAAGCAAATGCCCTGATAATAATGAAATCTTGCTAGTAACATACGTAAGTTGCGTATCGCTAAATGAAACTTCGCTTAATGACTTTCCTTGGCGCTGAACAAATAATGTGCCTGCGTCTAGTAACTGAACACGAACGCCTGGCTTACTACCATTGCGCCCTGCTGTGTTTACAAAGAACGATGCTGGGGTAATAGGCTCAAGACCTTGTTGTGGTACATAGAACTCACCACCAGTCGTAAAGATTTGTAAGTCACGACCAGAGATAATATCTGTAATCGCGTTAAATGTATTGGTATCTAGTGTTGCTTCTACGGCATCGTCAGCAAAACCTTCTGACGCTTCAAAGTCAAAGAACTGACCTACACGACTACCCCAAATGGTAGAGGGTCTAGTTTTACTTCCACCAAAATATAAGCGCCCTTGATGGAATGTTACGGTACGAGGATAACCACGAGTGCTTGACCATACAGGTTCATAACCACTTTCAATTTCCCAACTTTGATTAGGAATTGCTGTTAAGTCAAAAAATGGAAATTCAGTTACAGCATTGACTACTGTGCCACTTACGTATTGCACAATCTTTGCTCTGCCTTGTGGCGTAGCATTAATATACTGGCCTTCTAATAAAGAATTAAATACAGCCAATGAGTAGGTTGAAGTTGCATCTGGCGTTGTTGTCCAAGCAGAATTTACTGTTGCAACTTTTGTCGAGCCAACATAATCTGTAATAAGTTTTGTTTGACCAGAGCCAGTACCACCAGTAATAGTGACATACATTGCTGTGTAAGCATCATCAGTAGCAGAGGCTGCGGCTGCCAATTTAATTGTAGTAGATGTTGAGCCAGCCTGAGCTGTGCCAGTAACTACGGCCTGTGATGCAGTAAGTGTAATTTTACCCGTTACAATAGATGGCGTTAATGTTCCTGGTGGATTTCTATATCCTAATGTAAACGCATATTTTGCTGTGCTATCAAATGCAATAGTTGTTGCTGTCCATGACGCATCATTTGCGCCACGCACAATTTTTACTGGGGCTAAGTCTTGATGAACGGCAATTAATGTATCAGCAGATTGTGTCCAGCATAATTCGTCTAACATTGCAGATGTAATACTTGTGACTAAGTAAGAATTGCCTGTCGCATTAATGTTAGTAACTAATGCGCCATTCTTAAATATGTGCATCCGATTATGCGTAAAACACAGCATGTAGCTATCAGATGTAGAAAACTCAAATGGAACTAAGCGAACGCCATTACCAGCAGAGTCTGCTCCTGCGTTTGGCAAAGACATAATGTAACGTGTACCACTACGACGAGTAATGCCACCTTGAGGTTGACATATGATATTAGTTGCTTTTTCTAAAGCATTGCCGTATGACTTCAAATCATTACGTGCGCGGATAAGAGGGTCTAGCTCACCAGCCGTGAAGTTCGTTTGCATTGTAACAAAACGAGCCATTTACTATCCTCTTACAGAAATTAGTGAGAAGTCTTTAATGCTATTGGCTGGCTGATTTTGCCCATCAATATTCATTGCTGTACGCATATAACCACCACGACCATTCTCACCAGGAGAACCAACGGCTACGCTTTGCCAATAAGCAGCCTTTTCTGTTTGGTCAGTAATAGGGATAGAGATATGCCATGCAACTAAGTATTTAAGAAGCTGAATAAACCACACAGGCATCTCAGTCTCAGGCGTGTAGTATTGATAATCAACATACACGATTGTTTCATTAGTTAATAACTTTGCACCCATAATACGATAGTTGACCATTGGCATTTCATTTAGGCCATTAGATGAATATACAGCGCGTGGTGCGCCAAGCCTATCAGCAGGCAATTGATACTCATACTTGTATTCGTTTGTTGGGGTAGTTACTAATTGCGCGAGTTGCGTCTTTTTAAATGAGAAACTCCAAGGGTAAATCATTAGAGCTTGGTCACGAATGTCTGGGTATAGGCGGTCACAAATAGAGGCTTCGTCTGTGCCTTCGGTAAAAGATGAGATTGGCTTTGCCCCTAGCATTAGCAATGCGTCAGAACAGATTGAAACTCCAGAATCACCAGATGCCATATTATCCTCTACATATAATAAAAGCTACCCCACCTTTTGAGCAGGGTAGCTAGTTTCTTACTTATTAATCACCATCAGTATTAGCTAGTGTTGTACCATCATTTACGTCAACAACGCCAGAAGCGTTAGAAAGAACATAAAGTAAAGTAGCAACAGCAGTAGTGCCTGTTGATGTTACTGCATAAATCAAATCACCTACGCTTAATGTTGTAGAAAGAGCGTTGAAGTAACCAGTTGTATTAACATCTGCAACTGCATCAGCAGTCTTGTACGCATAAATTGCAGGTGAGTTACCAGCTTTAGAAGCTGCTACGGTTGAAAAACCAATTGCTGAATAAGCCATTATCTATTCTCCTTAAGCTGTTTCACGAGCTACGATTGAAACAATACCTTCGGCATCGATAGTAGTTGCGCCAGCAGAGAACATAGATGCAACCAAGAATGATGTTTTTTCTGGGATGTAATTGATTTCTGTTTTTGGAGCAATACCTTCGCCATAACCGATTGCATCTTTGTGGAACGCAAAACATGTACGGTCTAAGTTGCCATCAATTGCCAAGCCACCTTCTGCACGGTCACCTAATACATGGAATTGGAAACCCAAGAATGTATCAAGTTCACCAGCAACAAGTGCTTTAACAGTATTAAAGTCAGAGCTAGTTACAGCAGTTTCTGACAATAATGATTGCAAGCCATTTGAGTGGATAACAATATGTCTGTCCATAGGTGGAACGTTGTTTTTGTCCAACAAGCCTTTAGCTTGACGAAGTTTAGCTACGTTCATGTTAGAGTCAGTAGCACCAACGTCGTTGCCAACTGATAATGATGTGCCTGAGTTTGCCAATGCGCTTAATACCAATTGGTCTTGACGACGACCAATAGCATTACCTAGCACTTGAACAAGCTCTGAACGCTCATCAAAGTTTACTTTTTGTTGACTGAAAATGTCGCTGTATTCAGCAGCAATCCAATCTTCCAATGTTAAAGTAACGTTAGAAAAACCAACGTTTAATGGTGTAACATCTGTTTGACCAATACGAGGTGTAGCAACGCCACGACCTACTTTTGGAAATTTAACTGTAGAACCTTCAACCCCACGACGCTGACGTACAGCACCTACCAACATTGCTTTACCTTGGTATGCTTGTTTAACTTCTGCGTCAAAGAGGGTTACAAAAGCATTTGACAATGCAATACTCATTTTGTATCTCCTGATAACGAATTAAAATAAAGTTTTGTGCTGTGGTGTGCCGTCGAATAACGGGCCTTTGCTTGCTATTTACGTCAGCCATTCGTCAAGTTTACTTGAATTACGGGTCACAATGTGATATGCCGTATGCGCTTTATACCATACTTAATAAATAAATACAATAGACTTTGCCAGTTTAATTAAAAATATTTATTAAGCAGGCAAAAAAATACCCACCGAAGTGGGTAAAAGTCTATTGGAGAATATGCTTAACCGAATACTTGATTAAACATACGTTCTACTTTAGCACGATATGCTGGGTCTGTCTTGTATTTTGGGTCTCCAACCATGCCCATCAATTCATCTTTAGATGGTGCGCCATCAACAGGAGCTGAGTGCGTAGGGATTCGACCTTCATAAGACTCACGAAGTTTCATTAGCGCTTTAATACCATTGGCTGTACCGCCCATGATTTTAAATTCTTCAAAGTCATCCTTACCCCAAATGCCTTTGTTGACTAAGCCTGCACCCCATTCTGTCATGCCACGAATGATTGAATCAGCATTAGGGCCAAGGGCTTTCTTCTCAGCAGCAGCACTAAATTTAACTTGTTCTACTTGCTCTCCGCCCATCTCAACGACTTTGCTTACTAGCGCATCAAGAGCAACCTGGCTTACACCATACTCTTTAGCCCAGCCTGCAACGTGTTGGCGAACAGGGTCATCTTCTGGTGTGTTACCAAATGCAGATAAATCATAGTTGCCATCTTCTGGGGCTTTATGTTTACCTTGACTAATCTGCTTACGTAAATCTGTCCATGACTTTGCAATAGCTTCAAGGTCAGGCTCTGCATCATCCTTCTTCCAGAAATTCTCAGGCCACCAATCTGGTCGCTCAAGAGGGCTGTCATCCTCTGGTGCTTGTAGATGACTAATTTCTGTCTTGTTTGTATCTACTTCTTGCTGACTTTCAAATGAAGCGTTATCCAATAAGCCTTCGCTGACTTTTTCCTCAGCTTGGGGTTGGTTATTTTCTTCGGTCATTTAAGTTCCTTTGCTTGTTTTATGCGATATTCCAAATCCCGTACAACGCTACATTGACCCTCACGATAAAATGCAAAGCTAGGGTCAGCTCCTGGCACGGCTACAGGATGCTCTAATATGGTTTGGCGTAACCATTCCATTAATTTTTTACCTTCTTCGTTAGATGCTAACACTCGATGGCATAGCTTACTTAAATCTTCACGCGCTTGCTCGACATCACGAATGTCTGTTTGCTGTGATTCTAGTCCTTCCCATCCGTCTAGTTGCATCATTCAAACTCCTCATCAGCCATTTTAAATGGAGACTTGCCCATTTTCATTCTCATGTTGGCATGTTCAACCGCTTTTTTAATAATAGTCTGTGGCATGTTTTGCATAAATGATTTGCTATCTACAGGCGTGTCTAATAAGTATTTAAGTTCTTTAGTTTCTAATGTAGGAACCATCAAAGGAATATCAACTTCTTTTCCCCCAATATTTGTTCCAATACTTATTTCTGTAGAAATTCCACCATCTGGGCGTTTCATTGGGCCAAAATATCCCATGCCTTTTTCAGAATTATCTTTTCTTTTACCCATACTCTTGCGAGTATCAAGATTTATGTTATCCATTAAGCATCCGTAGCATCAGAAAAGTCTTTAGCTTTTAATGCCAAATACACAGCTTCACGAGTGGCATCTTTAATATATTCATCGCCTGTAAATGTTAGGTTCTGCCATGCAACAGGATTGTGATTTTCGTCACGCACTTCTTTGCTTACATAGCCGTTGATAACCACTTCAAGATTTTTATTCTTAAAGTCCTCTGTAATAGAAAAGATGTTCCAATAAGTTGCATCAATTCCAAATGTTGTGTTTACTGATTTTAATAGTGCCATAATATTTATCCAAATAAAAAGAAAAAGTTACTATTTACTCCACTTGTTGGTGCTGCAATAAAATACACATTTAGGTTGTTACCGCTATCAGTAGAATTTGCACCAACATAAAACTTATTTATAGTGCTAACACCAATGTCTTTAACGCTTAAATAGTCAATTCCAGTAGTAGCGTTTGTTAGATTAATTGTTCGTCTTGTTCCTACTGAACTACTATTTACTGTAACTACATTTCCTGATGTACCTGTTACAGACCAAGTGCCTATAATTGGATTAGCATTAAAACTAATAGTATGTGCTACTGTTTTTGTAGATGCAAGCTCACTAAATGTAGAAGCACTAAAAATTGTAGTTGTAGATATTCCTGTTGCGCCACCAATCGTTAATTTGTTAAATGTTAGTGAGCCACCAGAAAAGGTTCTTGCCGATGTAGATGTATCTGATAATAATATATTTGCAGAATCTTTATTAAATGTAAGCCCTGTTGTAGTGACTGTGTTCCATACAGTACCTGTAGCACTTAATGTCCATAAGCCACTACCCATTGTAATTGTTCTAGTATTGGCATTATTAGAATCAAATGTTGTGCAAGTGAAGTTATAGCCAGCAGCATTAAATGTACCTCTTGTAAGTGCGATACTCCTTGTTACAATTAAAGCATCGCCTAATTCAAATGCGCCAGCAGGTTTGTCAACTACAAATGAAAAAATTATTGTTTTAGCAGCAGATGTAAATGTTTGTGTGCCACGACCACAAAAGGTTTGAGTAGCTACACCTGTTACAACGGATACTCCTGACCCAAGAGTAAATGAACCATAAAAATTGGTTTGATTATTAAAGTTTAGAGATACGCTAGTTGTTCTTGTAGAACAATCAAGAGAACCAATGTTGTATATTGGATTAAAATTTACAGTTCCTGCTGAACCATCATTTGTAAATGTTGCTGTATCTTGAGCAAGCGGAAAGTTATTTATAGCTGGGCTTCCATTTGAAGTTGTTGCCCAAGCAGTAGCGTTTAAGTTTTGTGTTCCAGCAAGATTCCAATAAACTGTTTTAGCCGCAGGAAATGTAATTCCACTATTTCCACCACAATCACCTGCTCTTGTTGGACTTGCACCTGCTGCCGCACCAGCTAAAGTAATATCTCTGAAATCACAATCATCAGCTAAAATAGCATTGGCAGTTATTGTTCTAGTTGCACCAATAGCGTCAGAACGAACAAAACCCCTAGAGATAACAGAAGTTCCTGCACAGGTAAATGTGCCATTAACAGTTTGATTGCCAGATAAATTTGTTTGAGATAACCCTGCGCTACCAGTAGTAAATGTTAAATTGTTAAAAGTATTATTTCCCTGCAAATTTCTATTTGTAGAATTTTGTGTTGTTAAATTAAGATTGTAAAAAGTTAAATTTCCACCCTGAATATTAATATTGCTACCTTGAACATTAATTTGTGATGTTCCAGCATTAAATGTTAAGTTTGTAGCAGTTGTAAATTGTAATACCTCACCTGAACCGCCAATAATTGTTAATACACTTGAGCCAAGATTAATAGTTCTAACGTTTGAGTTTGAAGACTGAAATGCACCACAAGTAAGTGCATAGTTGTTGGTATTTAATGTACCTCTAGTAACAATAAAACTAATGTTTCCACCATTGAACGCATCACCAAGTGTTACTGTAATTCCAACTCCATCAATCGTTACTGCATTAAATGTTTTTCCAGCAGTTGTAAGCGTTCCTGTACCTGTGATTGTTACTGTTCCTGTATAAGTATAGGTTTGAGTAACAAATAAAGTAATGCTGCCAGCTACAGTTATATTTGCTGAACCTGCAATTGTTCCAGTAAACCCTGTGCAATTAATTGATTTAGCACCTGTGTTACCAGTAGCAATCGTGCAAGTAACTACACCAGAAGCAACATCAAAAAATACATCATCCGCAGTAGTAGGAACAGAAAAACCGCCAGCACCGCCAGACGTATCTGACCACTTAGTACCTACTGTACCATCCCAAGATGCTGTACCACCTACCCAATATCTATCAGCCATTACTCAATAGCCTCTGGTGGATTCTCAACAATAGCAATCCAATTATCAACACGCTGTTGTTTCATGGCATCTACTTCTTGCTCTGTAAAATTATGAGTATCTTCTAAATACAACGCATCACGATATACACCATATTTTGTTTCAAACTCAAAATCTATTTTCATGTTTTATCCTATGCTTGAGTTGCTACAGCCAAAACATCCCAAAAGGAGTCTTGTGAGTTATAGACACAGCCTACATAAGTAACCTTAGATGCTGTTGTAGTCGTTGGTAGTGTCGTACCAATAACTCTAAACCCACCTGCTGATGTAGTCCAAGTTAATGCTCGTGCTGTACCATCATCTTTAATTCTTATTGAAAGTTTTTGTCCATCAATAGGACTTCCTGAAGGTACTGCAATTGTTGCTGGAACTGCAAGCGCAGTAACTGTGTATTGATTTGTAGTATTTGATGTTGGTGTGATTGTTGATGCGCTGGCTATTGTTGTTGAATTACTACGAACATTGTTTGCAGTTACAATGCCTGTAAATGTTGGGCTATCGCTTAAAACAACACTACCTGTTCCTGTCGTTGCGCCTAACCCTGCATCACATATCCAATTAGTGCCGTCATAGTAAACAGGCATTGTTGCTGCACCGCCGCCTACGACAGTTGAACCTGCTCTTGGACTTAATGCATTGCTTACAATATATCTGTCTCCTACAAGAGCATCTCCACCTGATGGTAAATTTGCAACTGTAACAGGTGTTTGTGCAAAACTTGTTCCATATGTAACAATGCCATCTAAGAAAATAAAAGCAGTCAATGGTCTTGCTGAATTTCCTATTCTAATATTAGTTGTTGAGCCTACAGCACCATTTGTGCCTATAAAAATATTTTTATTTTGTGCATTTAATGTAGCACCTGTACCTATATTAATTTGTTGTGAGCCTGTGGATTGTCCAAAAGTTAATGTGCCGCTACCTGCGGTATTCCCCATATTAATATTAGTAGTAAATGTACCGCCTGTGCCTATATTAACTGTTTTAGTAGATGCTGTATTAGCACCTGTGGCAATATTGACTGTTTGTGCGCCTGTAGATTGCCCTATTGCAATTGCACCAGTAGCACTTGTACCGCCAACAGTTATTGCACCACTTGATTGACTATTGCCTAGATTAAGTGCTTGTGTTGTTGCTGATAGAGTTACTGCCCCATTGACTGTTGTAGTGCTTGTACCTGCTGTAGAGCCAATAGCAATGTTAGTTGTAGAGCCTGATGCACCTGATGCACCTACGTTAATTGTTTGAGTTCTACCAGTAGCAAGAACAGCGTTAGCTATGTCAATAGTTTGTGATGATGTTGTTGGTCTGCCTAGCGTAATTAAGCCTGTACTGTTTGTGCCACCAATATTAATTGCTTGGTTTGTTGCTGTTAAAGATACCTCTCCATTAATCGTTGTTGCACCTGATGCGGTATTTGAACCAATAGCAATGTTTGCTGTTCCACTAGCAATAGTGCCAAGTCTAATAACTGAAACACCGCTAGAAGTAGCTGCTGTAGCAATATTAACTGTTGTAGTGTTAGAAGTCCTTGCATTTTCCCCGATATTTATAGTTGTATTACCTGAACCAGTTCCTGTTGGCCCAATAGTTATATTAGTAGCCCCAGTAGTTGCACCTGTGCCTATATTAACTGTTTTAGCACTTAAGTTATTAACACCAGTTGCAATGTTGACTGTTTGTGCGCCTGTGCTTTGCCCTAATGTTACTGTTGCGGTACCAGTAGTGCTGCCTATTGTTACTGCGCCTGTTAAAGAAGGTGCATCACTTAATACAACACTACCTGTACCTGTAACACCATAAGATGTTCCCCATGCGCTACCAGTAGAATTAGGGATGCCAGCGCCAGGGTAAACCATACCACCACCAGTTGCATCTGGAAAAGGATTAATGTTATTTTTATAGGCATCAGCAATAATTACTAATTCTTTTTGACGGTCAAATAATTTGTCATCACGACCACCACCGCCACCGCCTGTTGGAACAATAATCCACTTGCCCCAATCTCCATCGTCTTGCTGAAATCTAAACTTAAGTCCTTTAATCTCATGCTTAGGTATTGGGCCAGTTAGACCTCGCTCGCCTTCGTCACCTTTAAATCCTTTAGGCCCAGTAAACCCACGCTCACCTTGTGGGCCAGTATCACCCTTGTCGCCTTTGTCACCTTTTTCGCCAACAGCATCATAGCCTTTTTCGCCCCTATCTCCTTTATCACCTTTAGGGCCTTGCGCTCCAGTATAGCCACGTTCGCCTTTGTCGCCTTGCTCGCCCTTTTCTCCAGGAACAGGAACATTCTTAAGGACAATCTCGCCTGGGTCTCCCTTATCTCCCTTTTCGCCTTTGACTGACGAAGCAAGACTAATTGCTCTTGAAGCAATTTCAACTGCCCTAGCCGAAGCTATACGTGCAATATCATCTCTACCCTGCATTTTTCATCGCCTCCAATAATTGCATGTCAACAGGATTATTTGGGTCTGCTTGTTCTCTAGCCTGTTGTGCCATTTGCATTGCTTGTTGTTTCATCATATCACGCTCTGCTGGTGAGTTACGAACAGCCTGTGGAATAGACATTTTATCAGCAATCAAGTCCAATAGGGCATCGGTTTTCATAGCAAATTGACCATCTGGGCCAGACTGCTGTACGATTTGCGCGTATTGCAAGATGTTTTGTACGTCATCCATGTTCTGTGACATAGCCAATGGAGACACAGGTGTTACCTTAATCTCAAGACCATTCACCTTTAATGGCAAGTCAATGATGCCACGCTCATCCATAATCTGTAGAATCTTCTCTACTAATGGAACCATCGTTTCATTAATCAAACGACCAAATGCAGAGCCTAAGTTCTGTGATAACTGCTTCATACGTTCTACTACTTCTGTAGCAGAGCGAGCTGACATGTTATCTGGTGGCAATGATTCATCAAGCAAGATTGACTTAATGTTCATACGCAAGTCGTTCATCACAATTTGAGAAACATTGAAGTCACCAGAGCGCGGTAAAGGCTTTAATGACTCGCCTTGTGGCCCACCGTTACGAGCAACAGGAATAATCACGCCTGGAGCGATTGTGACGGTATTAGGGTTAAGTACGCCATCATCAGCAGCAGTATAAACACCAGCAATAGCTAATGACGCATTTTTAAGCACTAGCTCTAGCACTTTGTTCAATGTCTTGATGTCAGGCAATGCTGTGATTAACGGGCCACGACCATAGATTTCACCAGCTACTTTCATGTAGCGTGATACAACCCAAGGGCTAAACTTCATACGACGGTAAACAATGCAAGTCTTGCTCTCTTTATGGATAACGTAGTAACCATAATCGCCTTTAACTTGGTCATAAACAGTAGCCTCAATTAGCTCAATATCTTCTGTAGGCTTTTGGTCAATCTTATTCTTTAATGCGCCATCAATCTTAGCGTCTTTCCATTGTTGCTGAATAGCCTCGCCTTTTAAACGCATACGACGATACACATTATCTACACGACCATTAGCGCCTTCTTCAAAAGCGACTAAGAATTGTGGCACAGGGATAAAGTTAATTGGGCTAGTATCATCGCCAGGCTGTACCATCATTACAGATGTGCCTACGCACAAGTCTAGTAGCGATTCGCCTACTGCAATGTCAAAGTTAGATTGCTTAATCGTTGCAAACATCTTCTCGGTATATACATCTAGCGCACCTTGTGCTTCTGCTTTACGGTCAGCAGGAATATCTGTACCAGCCTCAAGACGACACCACTTAGTTTGCGGAGGGAAAATACCTGACTGCATGCGGTTGGCAAAGCGTTGTGTAGAGTTAATAGCTGTAGCATCAAACACACGGTTCATCTTCTTAGCGCCACCTACCTTACCATCATAAAATCCGTCATACAGATTCCGTTGTGGCAATGCAAATTCGTAAGCCTCATCGTACAGGCTACGGAACTCCTCTTTCTTGGTCAAAGCAATCTCGTGACGCTTGAGAATTTGCTCTGGGGATAATCTAGTTTCAGCCATATTGTTTCCTAACTCTTTTTATGTGTATTTGCAAACTTACGTGCGGCTTCTTTACTGCCAAATCCCCAAGCCTTTAGTGCTAACTTCAATCTAGTAGGCTTGCCATTCTCATCCACAAGAGGCCCACTCATTCCACCAAACCTAGCTGCAAATGATACGCGTCTAGGGTTTGTGCCTTCTTTAACAGGAGCCTTTAGATTAGCACCTTCTGTGCGTTTAAAGTATTTACGCCCAGCTTCTGTTAATCCGCCCTCTGGATTCTTATGTTCTTTCTTCATTATTCATACCAATCTATACGCATTTCAGCCATTTGTGACGCCCCATTTACATTAGTTAAGCGGAATAAATATGTTGTTAATGGCTTTAATATAAATTCAAAACTAATACCACGACCACCAGCGCCACTTCTATTCCCTTGACCCTCTGCACTTGTAATCAGCTCTGAGTAAAACTCGGTTCCAACTGCGGTTACCGTAGGATTTAAAACAGCAACGCCTTGACTAGCTGTATTAATTACTCTATTGCGCCTATGTAAAGTCATGGCTGTGCCACCACTTGTTGTTGGAGATTCATATACATAAATCTCAGCCTCGCCACCACATTGATAATCAATTTCGGCATGAGCATCCACTCCTGCTGGAAAAGCTAAAGCAATGTTAATGCTTGAGCCAACTGCCAATCTGCCTGTATCTTTATGTGTGTGATAAGCATAGTATGCACGACCTTCATGCAAACGAAGATGGTTTACGTCAATGATAGGCATTGACCTATCAGAGCCAATAACTTGCTGTACGCCATCTTTGTCTGTATAGGTAGGCGATACAAACCTAGACTTGGTGGTAGATGACTCGCGCTCTACTTGAATAGCCATTATTTAGGCTTCTTTTTCATAGCAGTCTTAGCTGCTTTCTTAAATGCTGCATCTGTAGGAGCGCCTTCTGAACCAGGCTCACGCATTTCTTCTTTAGAGCCAGCTTCAATACGCTTACGTTTTGCATGAATGTTTGCATATAATCCAGCTTTCATTTGCGTTTTACTCCTGCCTCAGACATTGCGATTGCAATAGCTTGGTCTTTGTTTACAACTTTATCACCAGAGCTAGATTTAAGTTTGCTAGCCTTATACTCACGCATGACTTTAGACACTTTCTTTTGCATCTTTGTCTTTTCCATGTTAAGCACCTAGCGTAGTTTGTGCAGACAAGCCTTCTTCTGGGTTTGTACGTGCTTCTGATAACAACATACGAGCGCCACCACGAGCGCGAGCTAGACGTTTAGATGCTAATTCCTCACCCAAGTCACGCCTTGTTTCCATTTCTTGTTTACGCAAGCGCTCTGTTTCAGCTTGTTGCATTGCCAATTGCTGTCTTGCTGCTTCTGCACCACCATCACCACCACCAAGAATACTGCCCATGCTTATCTCCTAACCTAAAGTATCTGACATTGAATTTGACAACAAACCTCTATTTTTTCTAATAGTAGAAACAGATGAGACTGACCCTAAATTTTCATCTATAGCAGGCTCTGTTGATTTAGAATCTTTTTTTCCATTGGCTCTATTTGTAGCATTTTGTAAATCGTAAAATGAACTCATATTTAAACTTCCATATTTTTGTCCAGATGCCTTACTTTGTACTCCTGCACTAGAGCTTCCACCGACTTTACTTCCCATAATTAACCCCTAACCATTAAATTAAAGTCCTCTCTATCCTCACTATATTGCTTCATAGTACACTCGGATATAAAACCGATAGCTCTAGCCCAATTAATAGCGCGATTATCTGATGTTTTAACAGTTATTTGCAATCTATGCAAGCCCATAGCTATCTCTGATATATCTGCAAATGCAATTCCTATCTTTGTCATGGCAATTGGCTTGGTTCTAGCTACATCTCCAATGACAGACCACATTTCTGCAACGCCACCCCACAGTAAAGATGAGCCAAACACAGCAACAGGCTGTCCATGTAGGAAACAAGTGTAGGCAAATCCAAATTGTGCTTGAGTTTCTAGCATTATTTTTACGCCAACCATGCGCTGTGCAGAATATCCAGCAAACTCACCGCCTTCAATGTCCATTGCATGTTCAAAAACAAACGGAGCAAACACTATCCCGTTTATCTTGGGCATATTATCGTTTAATTCTCTAATACTTAAATACATCGAAGTCAGTCATCACGGTTTTAGCAAAGATAGGGCCACTAGATGCAAGTGGATTACGTGTCATGCGCTTATGTTCCCCACCACCAAGCATCAAATAGCCAAAAGCATCACCAACGTGGGAATGTTCGTTCTTATTTGGTGCATCACGGAAGCGTTCTTGCCCTGCCCCTACTGATACGCGCTTGAAATGGTACCCACCAGCCAAGGATTTACGTAGCATCTTGCATGAAGTGTCCACCATTAGTCCAGGTTTACCATCAATAAGACGTTGCATAGGAGCAGCAGCCCCCTCACGACGGACTTTAAAGTCGTTCGAATGGGTTGGTTGTGCGCGTAGACCAAGAGTCCTGAGATAATCGAACGCGGTGACTTCATAAATGGCATCCCTTTGCATACCAGCAGGGTCTCCCCACATCATCACCTGTGCTTTAGGATAACGTGCGTTTAATTCTGCAAGTAGTTGTTGACCAAACCTCTCCAAACCCATGTCCTCAGTAACAATCTCATGTAATACAACCCATCGACCATTAGCTAAACGCTGACCAATGACTGCTGCTGGCGTTAAACCAAAGTCCAAGCCAATCTGTATAGGCTGTGAATCGTCATACTCAATCGTAGCTGTCATCATTTGGTCGTTATACTCAGGCCACACAGGGCGACCTTCTTGCACATAGGTATATTTACCTTCTGCGTAACAGCGAATCCAGTCAAGGTTCTTGCCACCAAGCATCTGTGGATAGTAGCCAGCAGGTAGATTATTTAGATTTTCTGCTTTAGGATTAATCTTCCACCAACGGCCTGACGCAAAGATATGGTCATTGGCTTCTGGGTTATCAGGCAAGTTAGCAGGGTCTACTTCAATCACCCCACCTGGTTGTTTAAAGAAGTTCCAAGCGTATAAGCCTGTTACCTTTTCTTTCTCTGCTACTCGGTGCCACCAATGGTCATCATCCATTGGGTTGGTGTCCATAAAGACTCCGTGCCATGTCGCGCCACCGTCACGCTTTGTAGGATAGCGACCAACCCGATGAGTAAGGCCGTCAATAACAGCTTTAGGTAGTTCTCTGGCTTCATTTACCCATGCTCCTGTAAGTTCCAAGGACAAAAGTTTACGCACATCTTTAGGTTGGTCAAGTGCTAAGAAGATAACCTCGCAGTCAACCCCAGCCGCGTCTCCCTTTGCAGGCAAACGTATATGGTGCGTAATCGGTGGAGTCCAAAGCATAGGGCCAAACGTAGACTCAGGGAATAAGTCAAGCCATGTCTTGATGGTTGTTGTCTTTAACATAGGATAACTGTTACGGACTACAGCAAAACGTGAATAACGCACGTTGTCAACAGGGGATGGCTTTTGTTGTAACGCTTTTATAAAAATTTTTGCACAGCAGGCGTATGACTTACCACTACCTACAGGCCCCATTAGCCCTTGCACAAACGAATCGTCTTGCAGGAACCTATATACCTCTGGAGACTTTGCAAAGTTTAGGTTTAATCCGTCAAACGATACCTGTTTGGCAGACTGTTCTTTAGTTTTCGCCATCTATTACCTCTGCATCTATAGGGTCTGGAGCCACAATGTTTACGCCAATTACTGAAGGCTTGTCAGATTCTTGAGCCTGGTCGAGTAACCCAGACGCTTTTGCCAATAACCTAAGAACACCAATTTTATCAAAGAGTTCGATGTCAAGTGTCGTAGTCGCGTTCCCTTCCTTATCGTAGCGAGTATTTGATTTGATACTCTTAATCGCCTGTAACGCATGCTCTGGTATATCGTGCGACGCTTTAACCTTAATGTTACCATGTTCATCCCAACTCATAATGTCAGTAAGATTTGTGTTAGCCATTGTTAGCAAGGCATAAGCGACGGCCTCACGATTGGCTTCTAGTGTTGCAGAACGTTCTAGTGTTTTCTGAATAGTACGCACACCACCATAGTTCTTAAGCGATGGGATGCGTTTAATCTTCCTTGTATCTTCTTTTTCAGCCATTAATTACCTCGATTACTACTAAGCAAGCACCATTAGGGCATGGGTCGCCACGGGTTATGTGTAAATCATCTACTTGACTATCATCATCGTACACGCCAGCGTTCATGAGAGCATCGAGGATAGCTTTGAGCAGATTGTCAATATCAAATATGCGACGACTACGAGGGCGAATAACAATGTCCACACGAAGGCGAGCGCTGCCAAGTTTAGGAATTGCATTATCAATAACATATTCCTGCACAGCATTTTTAAACTCCACACCAGCTTTAGAAATAAAGCGTCTTTTTCCATTTGCTCTCCAATACGTATTAACTGATGGTGGATATGGAAGTGTTAATATCATGTGCTTAGTGCATTTAAACGTGCATTTAAGTCTACATTACTATATTCTTTAAGATAACTCTTTAATGCTAGGTTCACAATGTGCGCCCTAGGCATTTCCTTATCTTTATGTGCAGCATCAAGCATTGCCCTGGTCTTTGGTGTCAATCGCACCAAGAACTTGTTGTATTCATTAACAGCCATAGTCTGAATCTCCTAAATCACTATTGTCAAACATCTTCTCTATTACTATCTCACATGCCACCCATATTATAGATGCCACTAACCCTACTCCTAATACCCACCACCACATGTCAACCCCTTATATATCTAGTGTATATCTTAGTATATCATAATAAATAGCTTGCAAAAATATATAAAGAGTGTATATTAAATGAACGGGGCCATTACCCAGCCCTTGCAAATGTAGCTACGACAGATGCAGATAAACATATCGAACCGCAGGGTACTCCTTAAAGGCTAACGCAAGCTATATGCAAGGTTAGTGATAAAATCGGGGCCAAGAGCTGTGGGTACCATACAGGTATAGATTAGATAAACGAGAGTAGCGCACCGTAAGGTGTTTTTATCTGAATACTTATTTTATTCGGGTTAGGTTTTCCTTTGTCTTTAATCCCTACATGCCATACACACACGCTATATACATCATGGTAACTTATCTGTTACTACAAAAAACCAGCGAAAAATTGCTTCATGTACCCCTACCGCTAAGCGATGGGGTGGGGGGGCATAGGGTCGATTCTCTCACACGCTACACACCACACGATTCGCACTAACCCCCTTGATATTTACTAGCTAGAATGACCCACCCATTAGAAAGCCTCTAATAACTCCGCTAGTGTCACCCCCTTAGAGACTAATTGCTCTAGCCTTAACAAATCTTCATCACTCTTGAGAGATTGAGAAACAGCTAGTACAGCATCATTAAAACTTATCGGTGTATTTGCATCTGCCTGATGATTGATTGGTGTTGCTGCCTTCTTATATCTAGCCATAGTTTGAGCCTCTATTGTTGGTGTTTCAATTGGTGTATTGCTTATGCTTATAATATCTTCAATGCTTAATGAATCGTCGAATATAACCCTCTTTAATGCGCCTCTTAATCCCGTATATCCTTTTCTAACAATCTCAAAGTATCCCAAGCTCTGCAGTTTCTTCATTCCCCTAGCAGTATTTTGTACGCTGCACCCTCTTAATTGTGCAATGGTGGAATATGCAACAAACGTAAAGCCATTATTTGAGCAATAAGAGCATAAAGAGATTAGATTAATATAATCCCCCCTTGTTAATCTCTTGTCATGTATCGCCCTCAATGGGATAACAGAATAGAATCGCGCGTCGGGCTTCTTTTCTTTTAACTCGATTGTGGGCTTCTTTTTTGGTATATCAAACAATCACTTAACCTCATTGATAAATAAAACTTATTGATTATCACTTTATCATAAAAACAAATGATTAACACATGCAATAAGACTTGTGATTATAATGCGCCATCAGCGAACGAAACACCAAGCTGATTAAATTTTAAGCAGATGTTAAGCAAACGATAAGGACACGATAAAATGACATTAACTAAGCACCAAGTAAGAAAGCTCGCAAACTTACAATATGAGATTGATTATTATTGCAATAAGCCTTGTTTCCAAGTTTCCCCAATCATCAAGACAACAGAAATACCAAATACTGAAACAATTTTAATCAGTATCACAAATGCCCCAAACTCACCATGGTATGAAACTCGCATAAGTTTTTGGGCTTATATCTCACCACGTGGCAAGATTGAGCAAATTAAAAACGAGCTTTTTAACGATAAAAGCATTTATGACAAACATTTTAGGGGTGCTTAATATGCGACACGATTGGGCTTTATACATTCTAGTGACAATCGCCTTTATAGGTTTTCTTTACTCTTTTGATTTTGCATTAACCAATTCACCATTATTACGATAAGGACACGACACCATGAACCAAAATAATCTTTCACATGCAATATATGAGGCCAAACATAAGAATGGCCCCGAATATCTAACAGAAACACAACAAGCGGCCATTTTGGATTTTGTTGGAAAAGGCTGCAGGACTAACACCAAAGAAACATTAGCCAGGCGCCTGCGCTTGCCTTTGTCATTATGGAAAGATTACGGGATATATTCACGGATTATGTTTAGTGATAAATATGGCGCTGATTATTGCTGCGGACAATCTTGGACTGATGAAATGCGAACCCTGCGCGAATGTATGACGAAGTTTTAATGTATTCTTTAAGCCCTCGCATTGAGGGTTTAAGGGCTTGCATTAAGCCGATACGATAAACACACGATAAGGGGTTTTATTATGAGACAACAAATATTAGATATTTATACTTTTGACGAATTAACAGACGAAGCAAAGGACGAAGCCCGTGCATGGTTCCGTGAAGGACAATATGCCTGGCTAGATGAGAGCGCGGATAGCATTAAGCATTTTTGCGCGTGTTTTCACATTAGATTAAAAGATTATGAGATTGATTCATCACGTTTCGATTTTACAACAGATGCCACAAATGACGCCTTCAGGGGCTTAACATTCCGACAAGCCGATAAAATGCAATTATCAGACGGTTATTGCATTGGGGAATTAATGCAAACGGCTTTTGTTGGTGCTTTTAAAGAGCGCGGGGCCTTGGACGCCTTTAATTATGCCTTATCTTTAGGTTTTCAAGCCTGGCGTGATGATTTGCGCTTTCAAGAATCCGATGAGTATATCGATGAAACTATTTTAATGAATGAATACGAATTCACAATTGACGGGAAAAGGGCTTAATTATGTATTTATCAACACTTGACCCAATGGAAAGCGCTGCAGAATCTATCTATTTAGATTGGAAAAACAATTTTCTAACATTAGAAAGATTCGCGGAATATTACGAAACTGACGTTGTGGACGCTAAAACGTTTTTGCATAACATAAACCATGCCTGGCAATTAAATAACGGGTGGTAGATTAATCAAGCCCCTATAACGGGGCTTTTTTATTGCCTTTTGATTGTGGCATGAGTTATTAAACTATTAAACACGCGCCAAGCCTATTTTTAAGGCCATAGGCGCATTTTAATATCAATTTGATAGTGAGATATAGGTTCTTTATTGATTGTCATTTATACGCCCTTGCATGAAGCCATTATTTTAAAACTATGGCGCGAGTTTATTTTTTCCCACAATTCTAAACTTTTGGTTTATTTTTACCGATTTTTTTAAACTTTTTGCCATTTTTTGCCAAAACCAATAAATAGGCGAAGGGGCGTAGAAATTTATTTTGGTTCATTCTCTTTTAAATGCTGGGCGACTTTTGCCTTTGCACTTTCCACGTCATCAAATTTTCCTAGCAGCAAAGAGGGCAGCATCCACACCTGATAGATATTGCCACCTTCTAGGCGAGGGGATTTAGAAATTGCATAGCCTTTCATGCGTATGACCTTATCCACATCTCCTGCCTTATACTTGAAGTTTACTATTGCGTAAGCGCCCCAAGGATACCACTTCATCGCCACCCCAATTGTTTACGCATGTCAGCAAGCCTATCACGATTAGCCTGGCGCTCCTCATCTGTATATCTACGAGGCAAGGCCATATCAAATACGCGCTTCTCTTGTGCTTTGCATAACTCTATCACATCTGCAATGGTTGGCATCTTCTTGTTTGTGCCTATCCACTTGCTCAAGGCCAGCGATACCATATTAAACTCATAGACCTTTAGCTTGCTCCACCATAAGCGCAGCATCTCGATGTCAAGCTCTGGCTTGCTATAGTTTGTAGTCAATGCGCCCATCATTTTCTTAAACGGCAGTTTGTCATGTTCTAACATTACCATAACTCCTCTACTGGTGCTTCATCTTTCCAACGACCCTGATTAAGATACGTGGATGGGTTCGGAATATACTTGCCATTCTCACGCTTCCATTGCTCAGATTCTTTCTGCCAATATAATGCGTTTAATACATCATCAAGAAATGGCTTTGCCTTGTTCCACGATTTAAGCGCTGCATCCTTTCCTACTTTCTTTGGATATGTATGCCAGAAAGTTTCAAAGTCATGCGAAACAACAAGCGCGATTTCGCGCGAGGGTTTTGTAGTTAGTTGGTTATTGGTTATTGGTTTATGGTTATTGGTTGGTTGAACGGTCGTTGAACGTTCGTTGGATTCATGTTGAACTGTAGTTGAACTAGCGTTTAGTTTCCGTTTCTCAGCAGAAGCCTTGCCAGCTTTAGAAGCTGTGTCTAATTGCTTATGGTATTCAGCAATTGTTTGGTCACATCTAGTATGATGCCATCCATCTTCTTGCAAAGTGAAATACATATCTAGCAGGCCAGTAACAATCGGCTGCACATCCCTTGCATTTGTTTTCATGCTAAGAGTAAATATATCATTTGGAAGCGGCTTTTCAGAATCGTAGTAAAGCCATATTAGCTTTACATATATTCCGACTTCTTCATTAGTTAAGAACGATGTGTCCTTAATAAAGTCGCCAATGTGGTGCTGATAGTAGTGCATAATAAACCCTCATCAAAAGTTATCATCAAAAGAAAAGCTGGCAGGGCGGAGATGAATCGCCTTTTCGGTCTGCATAACCTAGCCAATACAAATAATAATCTATATGTTAAAAGTATATCCATTAAAATTTCTTATCGATATTGACAAGTCGATTTAAATAAATCATTATACAGATAGCTCACAGATATATATATTGTGAACACGTACCGCTTGGTACTAACTATTAGGAGACGATAATGGCAATTAAAGACGGAACATTAGAAACTTTTGAAGTCTACGGCATAGAGTTAGATGTAATCTATGAATGTGACATAGAGAAAGACCCATACGGAACTGGTGATAGTCCTACTATTTACTCAGTTACCATTCACTCAGTAGAACTTACTGACAGCACTCAAAACATTGAAGAACTATTATCTAAGCGCGTCATGGATGCCTTAGAAGGATTGATTATTGACAATGAGGCTAATAACCTATGAGTCAGCAACAATTTCAAGCAGAAGTAATGGATGAACTTAAACAACAGGACACGATAATGACTACATACGCAGAACTACGCAAGATTAACGTAAACGATTTTACAGAAAAGAAAGGCCAGCTCACATACCTATCATGGACATGGGCTGTAGACCAATTGCTAATGCAAGACCCACAAGCTGTATGGGAGTTTCCAGAGCCAAAGGTATATAACGACACCATGATGGTATTTTGTAACGTTACAGCACTTGGCAAGACGATGCGTATGCAGTTGCCAGTTATGGATAACCGCAATAATGCAATCACAAATCCTGATGCACGTAAGATTAGTGATGCGACAATGCGATGCCTGGCTAAATGTATTGCTTGCTTTGGTATTGGTCTATACATCTTTGCTGGCGAGGACTTGCCACAGATTGACATTGATACCGATGCAATCCTAGCAGACCTAGGCAAAGCGAAAGATAAGGCAGCACTAACAGTTGCATACAAGAAAGCAATGAACGCATGCCAAGGAAACAAACAGGCAGAGGCTTTAGTCATTGCACGGGCCAAAGAAATTGCTTCACTCTTTGAGGGATAAGCCATGACACAAGAAGAACGCTTAGAGAATTACTTGATTCAACACAGAGCTGTCAATCCGCTTGAAGCATGGGTAGAGCTTGGTATTTACAGACTATCTGCAATTATCCATCTTCTAAAAAAGAAAGGCATGAAAATTGAAACAGTCAGGATTGGTGTCTTTAATAAGTTTGGAGAGTCTTGCAACGTTGCCGAGTATAGATACGGGGGACAAAATGCTATTGAATAACTTTTATAGATTGTCATCACCACCATCAGTAGCAATGAAAAAGCGTGATAGACAAGTAGCCGCAATTGTAGCTCAGATGGGCCACAAGTATGTGCTTTCAAAACCAATCCCGAGGATTAGATAATGATTGAACAAGGCACAGAAGCATGGCACCAGATGCGTCTAGGCAAGATTACTGCTAGTCGTATTGCAGATGTCATCGCTCAGATTAAAACAGGCGAGGCAGCTAGTCGTGCAGACTACCGCATAGAACTCGTATGCGAGCGTTTAACAGGCACACATGCAGAAGGGTATACCAATGCTCACATGGAACGAGGAACGGAGCTTGAGCCTATCGCACGTGCATGGTATGAGGTAGAACGCGCAACGTTTGTGAAGCAAGTTCCATTCATCGACCATCCAACGATTGCAATGAGTGGCGCGAGTCCTGATGGCATTGTAGATGATGGCTTGATTGAGATTAAATGTCCTATGGCTAAAACACACGTGAAGTATTTACTTGACGACAAGGTGCCAGCCAAGTACATTCCTCAGATGGCTTGGCAGATGTCTTGTACGCACAGCAAGTGGGTAGATTTTGTCTCGTTTTGTCCAGAGTTACCTAAAGATATGCAACTATTCATCAAGCGGTATGAACGTGATGATGCCTATATTGCAGAGCTTGAAAGTAAAGTAGTAGAATTTAACGATGAAGTAGAACAAGTAATTACACGATTAAAAGGAAGATAATCATGGCTGTAAAATATAACTTAGTAGCAAAGAATGGCGAATATAAAGACAAGAACGGTGACACCAAAGCACGTTGGATTAAGATTGGTGTTGTAATGGAAACAAAGACAGGTGGCCTAGCTGCCAAACTTGAGACGATTCCATTGAACTGGGATGGCTTTGCTAACTTAGCAGAACCTGACCTAGCTCCAGTAAAAGAGATGGCAAAGGGTAATGCCTATCAGAACCAACCACTAGATGAAATGGATTCAGACGTACCATTTTAATGTAAAGAATGGGGGAAAGCGTACGATATATTGTGCCAACTTTTATAATCGTAATTACGTTAGTACCCCACCAACTATTAGGAAACTATCATGAAAATTAAATTAGAAAACACAGTAAACAAACGCGGATTACTTCGCATGATTTCAATGAAGCGCCAGGTTGGATTGCTTGAGTTTATCAGCGATGGGCCAAAGACAGCAGCGCAAATCCTTCAGCAATACGAGAGCAGAAGCCGTCTCAACTATGACTTAGTTTATTTAAAGGCACGCAAATATATCAAAGTAGCCTACAAACAAAGATGCCCTATTGATAATAAGGTAGCCATGTTTTACAGCAAGACAAACAAAGTATTCGAAGGCCAAAAATATATTGAACGCATTGAGCATTTGCAATTAGGCGACTTACAACGTGAGTTAAACAGGCTTGATGCCGAGCAAAAGATGAATCGCAACATGAATGAGTTTGAGTCTAGGACTATCATCGTTGACAAGGATAATCCCAATTGCACGACTTACCTAAATACAAACAAGCCAGCAGGATGGTACGCTTGGCAACGTAGCAAGTCAGACAAGGTTAATCGTGGCATTGGCAGCACGTTTGCAATCTTTGATAGCGCAATAGGCCCACTATGAATAACGCAATCTTAGGATGCCTAGTAACATTTTTAACCATGATATTGTGGGCTAGTTTGCATCAAAGCTGCACGATTACGCTTAAAGATGGGCAAGGTAATTACCATCAGATGACAGGAAAAGCAGATGAAGTTAAGTAAGAGTTACTTTCATGTATCTTAACGGATGATATGTGGCTTATAGCTAACATTATGTCCACTATAAAGGAGAATTGCATGACTAAATGTGAGAAAAGCTATTCATTACTGCGAGTTAATTTTAAAGACTGTTTACAATGATTGATGTAATCTTACAATATATTATTTGTTACGCCAGCGCCTTTGCTTTAGGATTCTGTACTGCATTGACGCTGGTTTATGTCTACGTAAAACTTACTTATTCATAACATACATTGTTACTTCAAAGCCAAAACGCATTTCAGTAGCTGTTGGTTTAGTCCACATGATGTAGTCCTTAATATATGATAAGCAAAAGTGCTTGTGTTTAATAATGTGCCTAATATTAAAGACAAGCAATAGAGATAATCATTAATTAATCATCAAACTTATCACATGAAACGTGCATCCGTAAGTCATCGCCACTAATCTGAATCATGCCATTGCTAGTATAGATATAAACAATCTCGTTGTCAGAGTCTACTGCAATCTCATCAATCTCAGAACCAAGCATCTTTTCACACAAGTCTACCATTGATTCTTCTTCTTGTTCTTCCTGCTGGTTAATCATTAGTAGTTGTACCTTTCTTTTAAAAATTTAATCGACACAGCCATCTCATCGAATGAGCCGTCATTGACATCATGCAAGACATAGAAGCCTCTAAAGTGTTGGTTGCCTTGTGGCCCTAAGTAATCTTCATCATGTTCATAGCAAGACCCACAGATAATAGCTGTCATCTCCTGGCCCGTAGCTCTTTTGCCGTAAGCAATCTGTCTGCCTTGTTGGTGGCCTGCAAAACAACTCATGTGCTTCTTTGTAAGTAATGCTTGAGCGCTACATATAGGGCGACCCATGGGGCCAGAGGTAAAATAATGACTATAGGCAATGCCATCAATACAAACAACGTCAAGAAACGGATGTACTTCCCAATCCTGAAACGGTAAATCATCAATTGACATCAGCCCTTCTAATTTACTATCTTCATTGATAGCACGATTGATTCTATTCTCATGGTTGCCAAGTGTCATCACCATGCGAGGCTTGTATTGCTTGTGCTTGTTCTTCTTTGCAGTCTTATTATATCTATAGAGCGGTTCTAGCAACGCATCCATAGCGTCTCTGGCTGCAAATAAATCCTTGGTGTACCTCTTGCCTTCAAATGACTTTAATCCTTTGTCATAGGTGGACAATGATTCCATGTCTGCCCAATCTCCGATACAAATCACAACGTCAGGCTGTTTTTCTACAATAAAATTTCCAAGACACTTTAGGAAAGTAAAGTCATTCCCATCCTTTGCTTGGACATCTGGGATAACTAAATGAACGCTCATTTTTTTAGACTCAAATACATTCGCTCGCCAATAACAAATGACATACATGCGCCACTTAAGTCTAGCATCATCAATGTAATCGGTTGAGCAATGTCTGGTGTGAATACGGCACCAATAGTAGCAAGCCATATAATGAGGATAGCAATGTATCGAAAGGATGAACGCATGTCAGTTACCCAACGACTTGGCTCCCCACTTGGCTTATCAATATCAGCAAGGGCTTGAAGTCTAGCAGTCTCAGCTTGCATGAGTTGAATACGCTCATTGACATTCTGTGGAGTACCGCCTGCGCCACCTGTTACTTTAGCAAAGATGCCACGTAGTCCATCGGTTAGTGCTGGCATGAGTGCTGGGAAAATCAAACTAGCTAAACCACTAAACATAATTACTCCTTAAAACGTTTTGCCTGATTGTAAGTCGTACAAAGTTAATCCGCCTGTGTACTGGCAATGTGCATACTCTCTGAACTTAGTCCAACGACCTGCCCATTCTAACCCACATATCTCTGCAATCTTTCCACACTTCTCAAATAAGTTTAAGTCTGACCATTGAGCCTTGCCATTTACAATGGGAACAAAATCAAAAGCGCAACGAAAATTATGAAAAGATTGACCAGCTCTAGCATTGGTAACGATTTTACCTGACTTAGTACGGCCTTGAGCATAGATAGCATTTTGACTTTCCCCATCACGATAGGTAGAAGTAATGATTACATCAATCCCTTGCGTAGAGCAGGCGTGAATAAACTTCTCGCAAAGCTCTTTGACTTTAGGATGAAGCTCATCTAATGAACGACTATTTACCAAAGTAGATTGTTCCCATAATTAAGCCACCAACGATTAGCCAAACAACTCGCTCTACCCACGCACTAGATGCAGAGTTTACTTCCATCTTGTTTACTCTTACTTCAAGCAAAGATTGTTGCATATCGTATGTGTCCATGCGCTTGAACAAAGTAATCATTCGTTCTTCCATACGGGCAAGAGAGATGATAGCTTCGCCAACCTTGTCTAGCTTTTCCTCAATACGATTAAGTCGTGTTGTTTGGTCATCCATTTTTAATTACCTTTAGGAAATCTTGTTTTAATTTCGTTGACTTTATCTAACCAAACTTGTTGTGTAATTTCACCACGCTGTGCTTTAAAGAATAGTGGGTCTGATTCATTACGGTACGCATCTGCTCTTAACTGTGTTGCAATGGTATCAACTTCACTTTGTGTTTTGTCTGTAACAGTCCACACTTGATGCCAAGAGTTACCAATTAAAACAGGCTCGCCTTCAACTACATTTTTAGTATAGTCTACTTGCGGATAAGCTGTTTGAACTACAGGAAGCACATCCCACTCAGCTAATCTTTCATCTGACATTTCAGCAGGGAATGAAGTATCTTTGTTATCTTGTTTAAGCTGATTAATGGAGTAAGGATATTGTTCTACAACTCCACCTTTTAATTTAATATACATTTATTTACCCTTTTAAACTTACAAAATATCTATTTGATGGAGAATTTACTGTCCAACTAAATCCATAAGTTGTTGAACTTCCTGATGTGTTTGTTTGCAAACCAGTAAATTTAGTTGCAGAAGCAGAGCCAGAGTTAATTGGCATATTTGTGTATGTCATATTATCAACTGTGAATAATGTTGCAAGAGTTCCAATCATAAATCCACTAGAGGCAGTAGATACAGAGCTAGATTCAGATGTTGTGCTAGATAGTTGTAATATACTAACCTCTTGAACTAATGCAGTTGCAATAGATGAAGTTTGATTAGTTACTCCATAAACAAATATTACCCCAGAAGCAGCAAAAATGTTTTGACTAAATGTTAATGTTACTGTTCCTGATGTTCCTGTTGGAAGGGCAACTGCAATTAATCCTTGGATAACAATAGATGCTGTTGATGAAGGATTTTCAGCAATAATAGTTGCTGAATTACCATCAATAGTGGCACTTGTTAATGTTGCTGTTGGGCCACTTGTAGCTGGGTTTGCTAAAATAGATATGTATATTCTTCTAGTAGCACTTTCAATTCCAAAATCAACGCTACTAAATGAAATGGTTGTGCCAGCAGCGCTTGCTGAATCAAACCTTCCAAGATAAGTTACATCTATTGCTCCATTACTTGCTCTTAATGCGTGACTAAGTATCATTATGCTACGTTCCCAACTAATGCACCGTAGTAAGTAGAACCTACTCGCCATAATTCAATCACCGTGTAACCTGAAGTGGATAATGTAGGAGCAGTACCACCAACCCATACAACACCAATAGTTGTCCATGTAATAGTACGTGCTGTGCCATCGTCAATCATTAAGGTTACTGCTTCACCAGCCGCAAAGTTAGCAACAGTTGGAGTACGGTTTGCCCCTAAAGTTACTAATTGGATTGAACCATTATCAGGGTCAATAGCAAAGCCAGCAGCATCCGTAATTGTAAACACATCTTCAACTAAAGTTCCTATCATCACAGGACTTGTTAGCGTTTTATTAGTAAGTGTATTTGTTGATGATGCACTTATTGGCGTAAATGTTAAAGCATTAGTTACGTCAGTAGATGTTAATGTGACTGCGCCACCTCTAGTATTAAATGAAGCAACTCCAGTTCCAGTAATATCAAACGCAGCTTGATTCCAAGCAGAGCCACTCCAAACATAAATTTGGTTTAGTGATGAGTTCCAATATAACGCGCCAGTCAATAAAGCATTGCCATCATTATCTACAGATGGAGCAGATGCTTTAGAGCCAAGGTATCTATCATCAAAAGAATCAAAGCTATTGGCAGCATTAGTTGCTGATGTAGCCGCATTACTTGCAGATGTTGAAGCGTTGCTTGCTTGAGTTGTTGCAGTAGATGCAGATGAACTTGCTGATGATGCAGAACTAGAAGCATTACTTGCACTTGTTGCGGCATTAGATGCGCTTGTTGCAGCATTACTTGCACTTGTGCTTGCAGATGCAGAGTCTACTAAAAGAGACCATTTAGCTACATCGGCATTAGATGATATAGGTTGTGAGCCAGTAGATGTGTGTGCAGTAATACAAATATAAATATTATTATTAGATGTATCTTTTATGATGTCTTGTAATACATACGCTACACCAGATGCCCAATTGCCTTTATATGTACCAATAGAATTTAATGCTTGTGGATTACCATTAGCATCAAAGGACAGGAACTTACTAGCTCGCGTTGTGTTATTTGGCAACGTCATGTCAATAGTAGTAGGGTCAGTCACAGGCGCTTTAATAGAACGCTCTGCTGTTTCTGCTACTTGCTGAGTAAGGATTGTCTGTGAATCCATCTCATCGTTCAATGTGTTAGCAAAGAAGTCGCCACCAGTCGTAAAGTCTGTTGTTCTTTGAATTGCCCTAGCACCAATGATAGTAATACGGTCTGAACCTGTAGCCGCAACGACAAGAGTAATTGAGCCTGTTCCCAAAGTGGGACTAATCGTAACTGTGTAGTTGGTTGTTAGCGTCAATAGCGTATCATTCTTATATACGTTAATGTCTGTATTAGTTAGCACTTCAAATGGAAAAGCGTAGGGGCCAACACCAGCAGAGCCTGTGTACACGATACGTCTTTCTACGTTACTAATTGGATAATCTGCCATGCTATTTAGCTCCCTGTCCTACGTCTCTAATAATATCTGCTCGTTGTTGTATTCTATCTTGTATCTCTGGTGAGTTAGCATACAATATTTTTCTTGCTTTTGAAAATGACTCTTGAACAAAACTACTAATCATCCCTTGTTGTCTATACAATGGAAGCGTTTTAATTTCATCTGCAAATTCAACTAACCTTGTCTGCAAGTTTAACCCTGCTGGGTCATTAGCAATCTGCAACATCTCATTGTATTCTTGTGGCGACAAATCAACAGTAACGCTCAATCCTTTTTCAACTTCATGGCTTATGTTACGTGTAGGCATTTTAACTTTAGAGCCACTCTGAATAATAACTTGGTCAGCTTCATTCTGTTTGCCAGCCTTCATGCGAATAGGCGACCATGAATACTCATACTCTACAGGCTCACCCCATAAGTTTAGCTTCAATGGCAATGTGTCACTTAATCCTGGCACAGTATTCAATACGTCATTGATACCTTGTCTAACGCCTGTTGGCAAGTTGCTTTCAGCATTAGGGTCAATCTTATATTCACGTTGATATGGGTCAGTCTTTTCACGAATAGATGATACCAAACCACTTAACGGAACTACTGTTCTACCAGCAAAGTTGACAAGTGATTGACCTAGTGTATCCATTAACTTAACTGCATCATCTTGGTTAGAACGATATGTCACACCAAGTGCTGATGAGATATTGCTAATACCTTGTAAGAATGGACTCTGCATCCAATAGTCATAAAATCCATAAACAAGACCAGCTCTCATTGCATTGATTTTACTATTGTCATTTTCATATTTAACATACTCATGGTAGTTAGCTGCAATTGCCATAAATGCACCAACAGGCTCCATGCCTTGATAGGACACGTAAACCTTACCAGCATAATCACCAGAGCCATAACGTACATCTACTGGCAATTTAGCAAACTCAGCCTTTTGAGTCTCAGTCATATCAGAGAAGTTAAACACTAAACTATATGGTTGCCATCCTTGACGCGTTAAAGAATCACGTTGACCTTTATCAGCAGGGCCAGCACCAGTAATCTTTCCATCTGACGCATATCCTGCCATCATCATACCAGCACCAGTACCCATCCCAATCTTTGCTAAAGCCAAGTCGCCCTCTTTACCACCCTTGGCAATATCTGCACGAACTTTTCCAACTATTGGGGCAAATGGAGTTCTTTCTAATACTTGAAGCTGTAAATTTACTGGAGTTGTTACAAATGGAATTTGTAGCCTAAACATAAAGCCAATAGATGAATCATCATTAATTAACTCTTGTGCCTTCTTAGCCCAGCCTTCCAATGGCTTAGTAAACGTAGCCTCTTGTGCTAATGTTTGTAACTCTGCTGGTGGATTATCATAAACACTTTGCACAGCATCATCATATAACTTCTCAGCATCTACTGACTTAGTGCCTGCTTTAACTGCATCATCGTAGGCTTTAATCCCATTACGTGTTGCCATTGCTTCTAGCTCAAACCTAAAGTTCATGCCTTTAAAGAACTCATCTGCTGTCAACAATGAACGACCTGGCAACGTAGCTACAAAATTAGTTGCCTTCAAGAATCCTGCTAATGGACTATCTGCGTTGTAATCAAAAATCTCGGTTCTTGCTTTAGCTAATTCAATCTTATTTGCATCATTAAGCGTAGATGAATACCCTTCACGCGCTGCAAACTTAGCCATGTTAAAGCCATCTTTAATTGCTTGGTTAGTTCCTGCTAGTCCAGAGAATACTTCTGAAAAATAATATTGTTCATCTGCACCAAGCCCGACTGTTCTGCGAACTGTGCCAACACCAGCAGCACCAATACGTTCCATCATGCGAACTGGCATCATCATAGTATTACTGATTGCATTTTTAACATGCGTAGCTGGGCGAGATAAAATGTTATTAACAAAGACTGAGAAGGCTTTATCTTTCCATCCACCAGTAGCAGTAGCATCAATTAATGCAGCACGTTTAGCAGCATCAGTTTGGCTTAAAAACGCATCAGCAAACTTACGTAAATCAGAGCCTGTCATCAAGCCAGCCGTTGCTTCCTCAAGGTCAATAAACCCTTCACGCGGAATACGCATCACAGCTAATGATTGAGCTACGTTAGTTTGATAGCCTTTAACACTACGCTGAATCAAACTATGGAATGAAATAGTTTGCATTGCCTCAAGTTCATCTGCTGGCGTAAT